TTTACATTTGACGACTCTGCAACAATAAACGGCTGTCCTAGAACTATGTTTAGTCATACTATTGGCACGTCTAAATGGATGCTTATAGGTACTCACACAAGATTATACTCACTGTTAAGGACTGAACTGACAAACCTAACGCCATTTGTGACGGCTACGGTTACGCTAAATGCTGCACTAGCCAACGATTTTAACTCTCTTGCAACTGATTCACTTGATGCTGTAAATCTATCAACAACGATTACAGTAAATCATACCTCTCATTCATTACAAGCAGGCGATACAGTTACTTTGTCTGGTGCAACAGACTTTGCTGGAATAACCGCAGCTACTTATATAAACATTGCTCATACGGTTAGAACAACAACTGCTAACTCTTATACGATCATTATAGGCTTTGCAGCTACTTCAACAGCTTCCGGTGGTGGCGCTAGCATTAAAGCAGCAAGCGGTATTATTGTAGTAACAGATACAGCTCATGGATTCTCAGACGGTGACAGGGTTAAGCTATTACTTGCAACAGCAGTAGGTGGCGTTACAGCAGTACAGATTAACCTTGAACACGTTATAAGATCAAAGACCACAAACGACTATCAAATCGTAACCGCGGGAACAGCTACCTCGGCTGTAACGGGCGGGGGCGGAGCTAACACAACCAGACAAGCGCAGATAGCGGCTGGTCAGTGCGATTCGTCATTAGGGCAAGGTTACGGTATGGGCAAGTTTGGCGTTGGTAAATACGGTGTTTCAAAGGCATCTACCAGCACCCTTGTTCCCGCAAGAATCTACTCAATGTCTGCTTATGGTCAAAACATTATCCTATGCCCCTCTAATCAAACGGGTGTTTACCAGTGGACAGGAACAACCGCGACAAGCCCAACGGCTCTAACGAACGCACCAACGGCGTGTAATTATGTCTTTGTAGATAGAGAGATCATTGTGACATTTGGCGACAGCGGTGTTGTAAACAGGCTTAAATGGTCAGATCGTGGTGGTTCTACTACGTGGACAGCTACAGCAGAAAACCAAGCTGGTGCTGATGATATTGAAGGCGCTGGAGAGTTTGTAAGTCATGTAAGCGTTGCTGGGATTAACCTACTCTTCACTGAAAATCAGACTTACTCGTTTAGATACATTGGTAAACCCTTTATATGGGAAACCAAACAACTAGACGCAACAGTTGGAATAATAGGCAGAAATGCCCGTGTATCTCATGGTGGTATTGCGTACTGGATGGATAAAGATAACATCTACACATTCGATGGTATGTCAGTAAGAGAAATCGGCGGCAATTCATTCAATCAAGAAAGCACCGTTAAGGCTCATATATACGACAATCTCAATGTAGACTCTGCGACTAAATGCTTTATGTGGTACAATAAGAAGTTCAATGAAATATGGTTACATTATCCTACTGGAGTAAGTGCTGAGTGTGATTCATATGTGATTTATAAGATCAAGACAAGAAGCTGGTCAATTGGCGTTAGGTTTGTCAGTTCAGTCCTTAACAGTGAGTATAATCTTGTGTGAGTACCTATAAGCATCCATTTAGACGTGCCAATAGTATGACTAAACATAGTTCTAGGACAGCCGTTTATTGTTGCAGAGTCGTCAAATGTAAAAGGTAGGCCATCAACAAACCTTACACGGTTAGCATCAGTCCAATGCGTAGTCGATAGATTGGTTCTATCTGTGCTTGGCTGTACCCCTTCGGTTATCTGTAACGGCAATAATGGCATCAGTCACTCGGTGAGGTTGTTGAATTGCTTAATGTTCCTATAATGTCTTGTCCGCCGCCTGTTCCTTTGTTAACGCCAAACTCAGCAGCGTTTCCACCTCTACGGCGTTGGAATACTATCGGGGCTGTTCCTGTTACTATCGAGGCATCATTACCCAGCGCAAGAGGAACGGTTTTAAATACCTTCTCTTGATTAGATGAGGATGACCAGTCAATGTATTCAGCAGTGTTTAAGTAATATTCAGCTACACTCACAGTACCACCTCCGCCCGGCAGTGCTTTAAACTGACCAGACCCACCATCACCTGTGTAATCAATCGTATCATCAGTCGTTAGGTTATTGGCATCAAGTACACTAGCCCACGTTCCAGAGGTTGTTACTGTGTACATCGTATTGTTTGCGCCCTGATCGTTTAAATTCCACGACAAGGCTAGACCAAACCAAGTATCCAATGGAATAGAAGTGGCAGAGGTTGTATTCATTATAAGGGTTGAGCTAGAGTTAGCCGCAGTCATTGCTAAGACTGTAGACCCTACCGAATACTTGATAGATAGTTTATTAACATCCATACTTACGAATGTAACTGAGTCTGTTACTGCTGTAGGGATCTTAACCCAAGTAAAGAAGCTCCCTACCTTACCATCTGCAATGCCTGTTAGTTGCGTAGAGCCGCCATTATCACGATCAAGGGAGTCTGTACCTAGGGTGAAGTCAGTCCCTAAGATTCCCGCACCGCTTATTAATGTTGCAATTACACCGCATGTCATGCAAACGCCTGCCCAAAGATGCCACCATACCAAGTAGTACCAGCGTCTCTTGTGGTTAAAGTAATTATATCAACACCGCCCGCTGTTGTTGTTAATGTAGGGGCTGATCCTGCGTTCCACTTAACACTTGCAGGCCAAGTAACTAATCTTGATCCAGTGCCGTCCTGTGTGATTTCCCACGTTACAAAGCATCTATTGCCAGTAGGTGAGGGATTAGACAGGGTTAAGGTCGTATTGTGTGCTAATGTAGTGAAGACGTGGTTGCCATCTACAAGATCAATGGTAATAGTTGTTGAACTAGCTTCAGTGATGGCTGTTTCGCCGTAGTCCTTGAATATAGGTCTGGTTTGAACAAGGTCAGCGTAGTTTGTTGCTACAGTCTTTAAAACCGCTTCACTGTCAATGGTATCCATATTGGTGTTAAGCTGCTTAAGCTGCGTACCCCATAGATCCTCATCAGTAGCCGAGTTAACCGCTGGTTTAAACAAGTTTAGGTTTGTGGTTTGAGTAGCCATTAGTTGACCCCCAACTTGTTTTTGCAGAACCTAACTAGCTTCTTAGCTTCGTGGTTCGTCATTATTGACAGGTCTTTATCGGCTAGGAGCTTCATAGGATAACGACACGTTTCCTTATCATGCTCAAAGTCAACAATGTTATCTTTAACATCGTCATATTTAAAAGCCCTAGACCGTGGGATAAATACCCCTTTGCCTACTGGTTCTTGCTCTTGCCATTCTACTATTGTGTGTAACATTATAACATCCCATAGACAGTTAGTTGACCAGACGAGTTGCGTCCAGTATCCCTTGATTGTAGTTGTGAAAGCTCTACGTCTGCAATTTGATACATCGTTGAAGCTCTTGCTGTGTCTTGGAGTCTATAAGCATATATGTCACCCATAGCCCTAGACCTGATTAATCTCTCGCCGTCTGTTGTCCAAGAGTTAGTATCAGTGTCATCACTTAATACAGTGAGTTCTTTCGTGTAGTAGAACGTCAATGTAAATATGCTATCCGGTTGCGGGAATAGTCTTAGCTCTGAATTGAATGACGTGTAATATTGTGTACTAGGTGAGGTCGATACTACTGAACTTTGTTCTAGGTTCAGCAGGAAGTCAAACCCCACCTTTGGCACTACATAAGCTTCGCCTACGTGTACTAGTGCTATATCTGCTATAAAGTCCGTAGGGAAGCCCTCAGACGTTCCTAGCGTACTTTGACTAGCTACTGTCGTAAGTGTTGCTGTGGCTTCATTAAAGTACAGGGGCATTGTGCTATAGAATGCTATTGCAGACTTCACATAATGCTCAATCGTATCATCGTCAAGAGTAGCGTTACCATCCGAAGACAGCTCGCTATCCCTGACTAGATCACGCTTTATCTGTGCTTTTATTTCGCCAAAGTCAGCCACTATACAATCCTTATGAGAGTGCTACAGAACCAATGTTTATAAGAATAACACCATCACCAGCACTATCAAAATAAACAACCAGTGTTTCATCAGGTGCGTTAAACGTAGCAACGTTATTACCAGCGGCATTAAATGTACCAGTAGTAAGTGTTACCGTGTGTGCAGCCGTTCCTGAAGCTGATGTGTCTTTAAACTGTACTATGCCCTGCATATTAACCGCCGTAGCAACCGTTGTTACAACAGGAGTTGAAGCGTGGTTTAATTCAACGTTCTGTACACCAGCTGTAATAGCGCCTGAAGCTACTAGCTCCTGCGTTCTAGCCGATACATCAGCAGCATTGATAAGTTCTTGACCAGTTGCAGTTACTTGTGTTTCACTACCGGACGTACCGATATGCAAAGCAGTTACTTTAGATATACCAGTGTTTACGTTAGAATCGGCAACAACAGCCTTACCAGCCGCTTGTGTACCGTTTGTTATATCCTCAATCTTATCAAGGTCAGCAGCTTAACACCAATATGGATACCATTGACAGTGAAGCGGTTTTAAAGACTGTAGCAACAAACTACGCTGACCTTGTTCAAACCAGACCTATATTCAAGGACTACGGCGAAACAGCCATCACTGAAGCTAGTTCAACAACTAT